ACGCCGCCTACATCCCGCTGCCGTCCGACTTCGCCGCGATGGAATCAATCAGAGATGCCACCACCGGCAAAGACCTGGTGCTCAAAGACCAGTGGTCCGGCTCCTGGTTTCCCGACCAGCAGGACGATCGCAACTGGCCGGCATCGACGCTGTTCCAGATCCAGCCACCGGTCTGCTGGGCGTATCGCCTGGTTGCCAACTGCATCGAGTTCCTGCCGCACCCGGTGATACCCGATCCGCCCGATCCGAACTGGGTGCCGCAGCAGGTGCTGATGGGCTGGTACCAAAAGCCACGGCCTCTGCTGCTGCCCTCCGACACCAACCCGGTCCTCGAGGAACTATATGGCGTGTATCTCTACGGTCTCTGCAAGATCGGCGCGATGTGGGGGCTGGATGACGCACGCGCCGCGCAAATGGATGCGTCCTATCAGCAGGTGGTGACACGGGCCAATCTTTGGACGCAACAATCCACGTACTCGGGGGCGCCTTTTACAGAGGAAATGGCCTGTACCTTTTGAATATGAGGGAAGAACGATCTATCATGTTTGAATGGCACAGAAAAACAAGGGCGTCTGGTGGCGCAAGTATAAATGGCAGCTTAACGCGGCGTTGCAGCGTGGCATTCCATGGAGGTTCACCTTTGATGAATGGTGCGAGTTGTGGCGCGAAAGCGGCAAATGGGACCAGCGCGGCCGTCATAAAGGCCAGTACGTCATGGCCCGTTTTGGCGACGCCGGGCCGTATCAGCGAGACAATGTACGCATCTGCACCGTTGGAGATAATACCGACGAGATGCGTGCAGCACTTCCGATCCGCACATGGCGTGGCCTTGCGGCAGACCGTGCCGCGAACAGGGAAGAGGCTAGAAAGAAGCGGGAGGGTCGTGTGCTAGTGCGCCCCGCCATGGCTGAAGCGGCCTTTGGGCGACGCATCGTCATTCGTGACGGCAGGCGTGCTTGGGCGCGTCCCGGCGACAAGGATTACCCAGGCTAATGGCCACGACGCTCGGCTTTCCCCTCAACGCCTGGGTCAGCCTGATGCTGTCGGGAACCGAGGTCGGCCAGGAAGGCTACGTGCGCGAGCCGGTCACCTTCGAGCTGACCGACGACGGCATCACCGGCGCCAATACCGCAGCACTCTGGTGGCCGGAGGCCAAGAGCAACTGGGGCACCGTCGTCGGTGTCGGGGTCTACAACGCGCCAACCGGTGGCCTGCAGATCGGCCTGTTCGCGCCGATCACGCCCGTCACCGTGGCGCAGTACGAGCGGGTCTATATCCCGTCCGCCAGCTTTCAGGTGCGGGTCGGCTCCGGTCCGTCCCGCTTTGGCCTCTCGACCTTCGGCATCGGCCGCTACGGCACGACGCCGGGGCTTGCCGGCATCGGCTCGACCATCGGCAGCCCCTACAACGTCGGCGGCTACGGTGTTGGCCCGTATCAGCGCGAGCCGCTCGGCGTGCTGCTGCTGAAGACGTTCGCCCCGGTGGCGCTGTGCGGCGGCGTGGCCGCCACCTGGGCGCCCGGACCGAGTGATTTGGTGGCGCAGGAAGCTTAGCGATGTCGGGAACCGATTACGTCCAGACGCCTAACCTATCACTGTTCAAGCCGCTATCGGGCATGGATGTCGGCAGCTGGGGCACGCACCTAAACGCCAATATGGACACCCTGGACGGGCTGTTCCCAGGTGGCACTGGCACGTTTCTGCCGCTGGCCGGTGGCACCATGGGCGGTGCGCTCAATCTGACTGCTACCGGTGGCACGGTAGCGCGCAGCGAGCAGGCCCGTTGGGCCGATGAAGCGAACGTATTGGACTTCGGTGCTGATAACACAGGAGCCACCGACGCTTCGAGCGCAATCCAGGCGGCGCTGAATACCGGCAAGAATGTCTATGCACCGGCTGGCACATATCGACTCAATCATGCTGTCACTGTTGGCAGTACTACAGCGGCACAACGGTTGCGTGGCGATGGTCTGCAAACCACGCTCCTGATCGATCAGAGTTTCGATCCGACTGCCACCAATGGCGTGTTCACCTTGCAGGGTCGCGAGCAATTCGCACCGACCATGCAGGATTTGTGGATCCAATTCACGCAGCCATCCGATCTGGCCAGTCGCGCCACGATGAAAACACTGGCAAGCGGGGGGACCAGCGGCACCGGAGGCACCGGCATCCAATATCCGCCCGCGATCTACTTCGGACTGTCCAACCGGTTCAAGCTCATGCGTATTCGCATCAGCAATGCGTGGGACGGTATCTGTCAGAATTCATCCCCATCGAACTCCGGCGGCTGGTGGATGCAGGATATCGAAATCAGCGGCTATCACTACTGCCTGAGCGTGGGAAGCAACCTGGATTTCAGCCACATCAAGGGTTGGCACCACTGGGACTTCGGAATGACGAATCCGCAGACTGGAGTCACCTGGGACGGCAACACCTACGCCATGCGCATTGGCGACGGCGTGGCCAGTCAGGCCATTTCGGTGGCCGATGTTGCCATATTCAAAGCCAAATTGCGCATTGATACGAGTGGAACATGGGCCCACATTTCCAACCTTATGATGGACAGCGCAGGCGCTGTCATCGAGCACGCCAATAGCCTGTGGACTGAGATCAGCAATTCGTATTTCACGGATGGCTATGTCAGCATGCAGGCCGGTGTGTTGCAGATTACCAACCTCAATGGCTGGCCCCCTGCCAGCGGCGGCATGGTCCAGCAGACCGGCGGTTACTTTTGCCTGACGGGCGGCAACATCCAAGCGACACCGCTTAATAGTCCGATCGTCGTGCAGTCCGCCGGGGTCTCCAGTTACACGAATGTGCAGTTCCGTGTCGCCGGAGGAACGTGGGTGGTATCTCCGATGCAGGTCACCGGCACCTCGGTTATCAATTTTGTCGGGAACACTATAAACGGCGCCACATTGCCCGCCAGTGGGTTCCTTCAGCTTACGAATGACAGTCCGCAGAATTGTGTGGCTGCGAACGGGTGGGCTGGGGCTACCGGTTATTTTATCCCACCGGGGCCGCTCGGACACTACGGCGAATATGGGATTATGCGCGCCGGTTCTGCTATTGCTGCCCCGGTTCATACCTTCGGTGAACAAGCGTCCCTGGCGAGTACCTATGGATCAGGCGCCCACACAGTTACGATAGCGAGCGTTGACAGCACCGGAAGGGTGAACCTGGGCTATAACGCCGTTGGCATCGACATTGGCTCGCCACTGTGTGACTCCTCTGCACGAATAGTCGCTAATCCGACCGGCGGCACCACCGTAAATCTCAACAACAACAACATGTCCACGGTGCTCAACACGACTGCTACAGTCGCAACGCTGACGGTGGTGATGCCACCTAATCCGATGCAAAACCAGATGCTGCGCCTTCTGGCGGCGCCCTATGGCATCACCGCACTGACGCTCAGCCCGAATACCGGACAGACCATCAATGGCGCACCAACCACGATGGCTGGCAACTCGGCTATAGCCTTCATCTACATGGGCACGCAGTGGTTCAGGATGCAGTGAGATGAGCGGAACAGACTATACCCGCACGCCTAACCACAACTTATACCTGCCGATTTACGATATGGATGAGGGGCAGTGGGGCGGCCATATCAATTCTAATACCACCGCACTAGACACCCTACTCGCGACCACCGGAACTACGACCTTCCTGCCGATCAACGGCGGCACCATGAACGGCAAGCTGACGCTGTTCTCGGCGCCGTCAGCGGCGATGGACGCCGCCACCAAGGGCTACGTCGACGGGCTGCTGACCGGCGCGCCGTTCATGCCGCTGAGCGGTGGTACCATGACCGGGATGCTGACGCTGTTCAGCGATCCGGCAGGCGCGCTGGACGCCGTGACCAAGCAATATGCCGACAAGATGCTGCCGCTGGCTGGTGGTGCCATGACCGGGCCGATCACATTGACCGGTGTCAACACCGCGCCGACTGCAGCGCCCGGCACCAACACCACGCAGATCGCGTCCACCGCATTTGTCGCGGCCGCCGTCACCGCTGGCGTCGGAGCGTATCTCCCGCTGGCAGGCGGCACGGTAACAGGGACGCTCAATCTCACGGCTAACTATGGCAGCCAGATCATCGTCGGCGGCACCGGTCAAGGCGGCCGGATCGACTTCAAGCGCGGCACTGATGGTGCAATAGCCGGTTACGTCGGAATGTCTGCCGCGACCATCGGCAACAGCGTCACATTGTGGGCGGCCGGCGGCGGCTCGATTGTCAACATCAACGCCTCGGACGCCTCGGCTGGAACTATTTCCTTACAGATAGGCGGCACACAAAAGCTTGGTGTTGCTGCCTCAGGTGTGACGCTCCCCACGGTAACCGGCGCCACAACCTTCTCGGCCGCCGGCACGGCGCTGACGGTGACCAACAACGCCAGCATCGGCGGCACATTGACCGCGACCGGCGGCATCGCCATCGCCTCGATGACGACATCCATGACCGCATGGCTCAATTCCCTGCCAACCGCACCACAAGCGACTGCGCAGTGGTGGAACAACGGAGGCTCCCCTGTCTATTCGTAAATTCCTGCTAGGAGCGTTGCTCTGCGCACCGGTAGCGGCCAGCGCACAGACTTATCCGACTCAGCAATTCGACCATATCATCCTGCACTCGCCAGGATCGACCGGCGTCGGCCTGAGCTATGACATCAACATCAGCGATTATGGCGCGGTCGGGAACGGCACGACCGACGATACCACCGCGTTCACCAACGCCCTCAATCAGTGCTCCACGCTCAAGGGCGGCCGCATCGTCCTGCAACCGAAGCAGTACCTGATCAACACTGCGACGCTAACCGTGCCGGAAAGTTGCGCCATCGTCGGTCAGGACTTTCCCACCGTCGCCGATACCAACGTGGACTACAGCACGCGGCCTTATACGCTGGTGCTCAACCCGAGCTACTCGATCCAATTGCTGGCGCGCAGCGGATTGCGCGGTGTTACCGTGCTGTCCACGGTGTGGAAGACTGCGCCGACCACGACACGACAGGCACTGACTAACCTGACGAACTCCACCGGCATCGGCGTCAAGATGGGGCCGTCGCGCGGTTCCTACCTGGACCATGTGTTCGTGCTTGGATTTGGTACCGGGGTTTATACCAACGGGATTTCCCAGGCGTATCTGAACGACGTGAAGTTCGATGATGTCATCGGGTTGTCCATGTACAACAGCGGCGATATCAACAACCTGTCGGCAATCGAGGTATGGCCGTTCCTGACTGCCAGTCAGTCCTGGACCACGACCTCGACCAACATTACCGGAGCGGCCGATAACGGTAGTGGCAACATCCGGCTCACCGTCGCATCCAGCGCATCGTATCTGACCGGTGACACCGGGTTTGCTAGTGCTGTTGGCGGCTATGCAGGCGCTAATACGCAATGCACTGTCACGGTGGTGGATGCCACGCACGTCGATTGCAGCAACCTGAAATCGCTGCCTACCGATACCGGTGCTGTCACGAACGGATCGAACGTGCTGGTGCTGACGGCGGATGATCCTGCTATCAACGTCGGCCAGACTATCACCGACACCACGACCGCCGGTAATATCCCTGCCGCGACGGTTACTTTCCGCAGCGGCACCTACGTCTACATGAGCGCGGCTGCTACCGGCACCGGTGCAACCGATACCCTGACATTCACCAATCCAGCCTACACGTCGGGCGGTACGCTCCAGCAGGACACCAATTACCGCACAGGTCAGGGCATCCTGTTCAACCAGATCACTGCGACCCTGTGCGAGCAGTGCTTCGTGTATGGACACGAGACCGGCACTGAACTGCTAGATAGCACTACCGTTGGCCTCAACAACTGGGCGAACGACAACACACCCGGAGATAACGATCCGCTTAGCATCGGCCTCTACATACACGGCAATACCCGTGGCAGCCGCATCACCGGCACGTATGACGTTGCCGGGCGGCCGGTGGTCGTTAATTCGAGTAACACAACCTATTCCAACGGTGTGCAGATCGAGCGCATCTATCAGCCACCCGCCGGCGCCGCGACCATCGCGGTGTATCTCGGCCGTGCCGATATCAATAACTCCGGCATCCAGCAGGTCACCGGCAATCCTGCGGTGCTGCTCCTCAATGGGATTACCAAGGCGCAGTTTTGCAGCGATGTGTTCATCAGCACGATATTCTACTACCAGGGCGATCCGGCGAAACTCAACACCGTGCTGTGTCCGGGCACTGTCTATAACTCAGGCACCGCGTTCAAGTTTATGATCTATGGGAATACCAATACCACCGTGGCAACCGGAACGAACCAGTATTTTGTCACCGGTATGACAACGAATAACACCCAAGCGCGGGTTATCCTGGGGCAAGATACGACATACGAAAATCTGACATGCTCTAGCAATGTAGCCCCAGGCGGTACCGAGTCGCTGACCTTCAGCGTGGCCAATGCCAGTACTGATACACCCCTAACCTGCGGGTTTTCGGGTGCCGGCCGCTCCTGTTCGGATGTAACTCATACTGCTTTTCTTCCAGCGGTTGCCGCCAGTTTCGTATTCCATGTCATAAGTTCGGCGGCGGCAGCGGGAGCGGCCGTGCAGTGCAGCGTGACGGCAGAGAGCAAGTGAGGCGAACATGAGCGGCACCATCGACCAGAATGCCCGCCTGCTGGTGGAACTCTCAGCCCGGCAGTGGAACGCGCTGCTGGCGATCGCCAACGACGGGCTGTCGGCCATGGCCGCGACCCTGGGCGACGTGCAGCGCCAGCTCATGGAGCAGGCACGCCCACCGATGCCGATGGACATGGCTGGATCGATGCGGGTTCCCGGCGGCGTGCACCGTCCCAACGGCGAAGCGGCAGGAGACACGCCATGACGACGCGGGCCGCTGAGATCCAGAACGCCGCACCCAACCCCCAGTGGAAGGCTATGGATGGGTCCGTGTACTACGTCCTGGACCCGACGCAATCGGTGCGCACCGTCACGCCCGGCGACCGGCCCGAGACAGGAACGCGGAAGGACTACTGGCGCCGCGCGGGACGTTGGGGCAGGCGCTGGGGCCTCGGGCCACTGGGCTTTCGCTTCGCCGTCCAGAAGAGCGCCGGCAACTATGTGTCGCTGGCCACCGACAGCGTGGAGGCGTCACTGACCACGCCGCCAACGGTGCAGCATCCGCCAGCGGGCACGAGCGGCTAGATGGCCGACGCATTCACGCCGAACTATGGCTGGACGCTTCCGGAGGTCGGAGCGTCGAGAGACTCGTGGGGCGCGAAACTCAATACCGACCTCTCGTCCATCGACCAGCTGCTATTCATGGCCGCTCCGATTGGTATGCTGCTGGACTATGCAGGCAGTACGGCACCCAGCGGTTACCTAATTTGCGACGGCCGTGCTGTGAGCCGTGCCACGTATAGCGCGCTGTTCGCAGTCATTGGCACTGCGTTCGGCGCTGGGGACGGCTCGACCACTTTTGCCCTCCCGAATCTGATCGGTCGCTCTTCCGTCGGCCCTGGCACCATGACCGACCAGGGTGGCACCAGCTTTAGTTTCACCTTCGCCACCTATCAGGGCTACGGCAGCCAGACCATCACGCAGTCCAACCTGCCGAACTACAACCTAACCAGCAACGCCGCAGGCACCCACAACCACGGGGGCGCCACTGCGGCCGGTGCCAATCACTACCACACCACCGACACGCAGGGCACGCACACCCACGGCGGCACCACCGATGTGCAGGGCGATCACAGTCACGGCGTCAACGACCCCGGCCACGCGCACGGCTACACGCTCTCGCAGATCGGCGCCGGCGCCCGCGTGCAGTACGGCACGTCTGAAGATGTGGTGAACACCGGCCAGACGACCAGCGTATCCGGCACTGGCATCAGCATCCAGAATGCCGGCTCGCATGCGCACAACATCACCACGTCGAGCGCCGGTGCCCACAGCCACACCACGAGCTATAGCGGCAATCTGACGCTTGGCATCAACAGCGACGGCAGCCACACCCACACCATCCCGCTGGGCGGCGGCGGCGTGGCGATGACGATCCAGAACCCGGTCGCCGTGGTGACCAAGATCATCTACGCCGGTACCCAGGCTGCCACCATGAGCGCGAGTGCTGCCGCCACGACCACCCGCAGTGCGTCGACCGACGAGATGACGGCGCTGCGTGACGAGATCGAGCAGCTGCGGGCGCTGATCCTGAGCGGGCGCATGCCGCCACGGGTGCAGCGTGCGCCACTGCGCGGAATGCACTAATGCCACGAATAACGACCGCCCCTCCGCCGGGCATAGTCCGCAACGGCACACCCGAAGCGTCGGCTGGCGCGTGGTGGGATATGTCGAACATGCGCTGGCGGGGCGGCGTGCTGCAGCCGACCGGCGGCAACGTGGCGCTGCCAAACGCGCTGGTGCCGGACCCGATCCGCGACATCCTGACCTGGCACGATCTGGCCTATGTGCGCTGGGCGGCGATCGGCACCGATCAGAAGCTCTACGTCTACCGCTTCGACACCCAGGTGCTGACCGACATCACGCCGGCCGGCGTCGGCCCGCTGGCGGCGCCCGGCGCGCTGGTGGGCTACGGCATGGGCGACTACGGCAGCAGCACCTACGGCACCTCGCGCGATCCCTCCGACATCGGCCCGACCGACATATCCGGCACCATGGGCGATATCTGGAGCATGGACACCTGGGGCGAGCAGCTGCTGTTCGTGCCGACCCAGGATGGGCATTTATACTCGTGGTCGCCGGCTACACCAGCAACGGCTCCAGTCATTGTAGCGAATGCGCCCACGATGAACCAGGGCGTAATCGTGACGGATCAACGTCAGGTCGTGCTATTAGGCGCTGGAGGCGACCCCAGGAATATCACGTGGTCGGATCAGGAGAATTATAATACCTGGACGCCTGATATCACCAATCTTGCTGGTAGCAAGCAGTTGGTGACCCAAGCGCGCGTGCAAAGTGCTCTCAAGGTCGCGCAAGGCATTCTCATATATACCTCGAACGATCTCCACTTGATGCAATACGTTGGGCCGCCCTACGGCGCTGGGATCGTGCAAATTGGCGCAGGCTGTGGCCCGCTATCGCTACGTGCCCCGAGCAGCATTGGCTCGATGGCAGTATGGCCGTCCTTGCAGCAGTGGTGGTTGTTCAGCGGGACAGTTCAGCCATTGGCCTGCGCCGAGAAGGACTGGTTTTTCAGCATCCTGAACCAGGGTGGCCATGGAAAGCTGTTCAGCGCGATCAACCCCACCTTCGCCGAAATGACCTGGTACTTTCCGGACGAAAGCTCCATCGATTGCAACCGCACCCTTACGTATAACTACGGCGCAACCCCGCCGATCTGGGCGATCGGAACGACTGATCGGACGGGCGCCGACCGGCTAGGCGTCCTAGATCATCCTATTCTGGGGGGGCCGGACGGGACGCAGGCGAGCCTGTATTTCCACGAATTTGGCTGGCTGGATAACGGCGTGTCGCGTGCGGCCAACGGCGAAATCTACATCGAGAGCGGCGCCATAGTGCTCGGTGAGGGGGATCAGCGATTTGCTGTCACCCAGATTATCATCGACGGGGCGATGGACGCGAGCAATCCGGCATTCGGTGTGCGGCTGTTCTCCCGCGAGGAGCCTTTCGGCGTAGAGACCGATAGCGGGCTGCATACTGTGATCGGCAGCAACGGGCGCATGGACATCCGGGTGAGCGGGCGCTCGGTCAGGATGCGGATCGAGGCGACGCAGGATGTGCCGTTTGCCGTGGGCAGGATGCGGCTAGTGATGGTGCCGGCGGGCAGGCGCTGATGGCGCGTCCACCTAGCCCCGTCATAGCCCCGGTTTCCGGATCTCCGGAGCAGAGATTACAGCTGCTGGCGGATGCCATCAGCCGCACCACGGTGGCGATCTCGGTGCTGACGCAGGACATGGGCGTGACCGATGGCAGCAACGCGCTTCCCGGCCAGATCGGCGAATATTTCGTGGTCAACAACACCGCTGGACTGGCGCTCGGCAACCAGGTCAATGC